AATAGGCAAAGACCATGTTCATTGGTTCGATGAGGTGGTGCTTAGAGATTCAAATACGTTTGAGATGGCGGCAACATTAAGGGCTAAATACCCAGGGGCTACGGTATATCCCGACCCTGCCGGTTCTGCTCGCAAAACATCCAGCACACGCTCAGACCACGCCATCCTTAGAGAAAACGGATTTATCGTAATAGCAAGACGCGCACACCCACCTGTCAAGGATAGGGTTAATGCCGTTAATAGTCGATTCATGTCACAAGCAGGCGAAATGCGAATGACAATAGATACAGAGAAATGCAGGGAATTAGTTACTGACTTGGAGCGCGTTGTTTGGAAGGGTAGCGACGTGGACAAGACAGACCAGGCAAGGACGCATATGTCTGATGCTTTGGGTTATTGTGTAGAATTTCTTTGGCCGATCAATAGAGGGTTCGTCGGCTCAATCATGAGGTAGTAATGATTCCGAACATCGCAGAAAGTGCCGTAAAACTCTCAAGACTCGCAGCTAATGAGCTGGAATATAAACAATTTATGAAGCGCAGGCATAACCGGCTACTCTACTATAACGCTGAAACTGAAGATTTGACCCGTGATTGGTTCTCCGCTAATCTGCTTAAAAATGTGCCTATCGGCAATATCAATATCACGAAGCGGGTCATTGATAGAACGTCAGAGGTCTATATGGTTGAGGCCAAGCGATTCTTCGATGCAGACCCTCCAACAGTACGCTATAACGAACATATCCCTAAGAAACACGAGCGAATGCAACGTATCGAAAGGATGACCAACCTTTTAGATGTTGTCGCTATTCACCCCTTTTGGAATGACAAGACGAAGATCATTGACCACTCTATATTGATTGAGTTCCAGCCCTGGTTTGACAAGTACGGTGATATGATTGGCATTAGATACCCTCTAGCCCAATCAACCAACACAGACAGCACAGACGAACAGACCTTCGTTGAATGGGACTTGAACGGCTGGCGTATAATAGATGCCAATGGGATACAGAAGCAAACAGAGTCGGTTACTGGTCCCTTCCCATTTGTCTTGGCCTGGACAGAGCAACCACAACATTTCTACAATCACAATCCAACTGAGGATCTCGCTCAGGGGAATTTGTGCATAAACTTTTATCAGACAGCATTAAATGCTAATGTTGGTTATCAGAGCTTTGGACAACCCTACGTCACAGGGCTACAGGCCGATCAAGAGATTGAATGGGGCATTGACAAGGTGCCAGCCCTGCCTGAAGGTGCGGCTGCTGGGATATTAAGCCCGCCCTCAACTGTTGGCGATGTCACAATGGCACAATCTCAGCTATACAAACATATCGCCCGGGCATACCACTTGCCAGAGGACTTCGTTGAAGGCTCCGCTCAAGCCGAGTCAGGTGTTGCCATTAAGTTAAGAAACCAAGAGCTTCAGAACGAACGTGTGGGCGATGTAGCAAGGTGGAAGAATGTTGAAGCTGAAGTATATGCAATCGAGCGTGATATATTGAGCCGTGTTGGTGTTTCACTCCCTGACACACTAATGGTTGACTTCTCAGAGTCGGTTGAGTTTCTAAGCCCGCAAGAACAGCGCGAGCGTGACGATTGGGACTTATCACACAACTTGACTACCGTTGCTAAAATAGCCATGAGGCAAAATAAAGACTTAGACGAAGCACAAGCCGAGCAAATGATTTTAGAGAACGCCACAAGCGTTGGTAAAATAAAGAAGGCCGAAAATGGACGAAGCACAATCGTTGATGACATACTTGGAATTGATAACGGATGATTGCGTCGAGCATTTCAAGCGCTGTGAGGTTGGCGAAGATATATACCGTAATCGAGCGAATGGAGACGATGCAGGCCATATTGAAGATACTGAGGAAATAGAGGAAGATGCCCGACCTGACTGACAAAGCCGCACAAGCCTACTCAAGCGCGTATCAATCCGCTATTGATATGGTGGTATCAAGATACCCCGCATTGGCTAGATTGCCAAGCAACGAGGCCGCCGCTTTGTTAAGTGATATTGATTTCGAGGCGCTATTTAGAGGCGGTTACGGAATGGACGCGGCACTTGAGAAACTATCAGTCTCGTTTGCAACTCAGGTTATAGTTGTACCACCTCCCCCGGTCACACCTTCAGCCGAGACACTAGCAACCGTCTTGAAGTTTGAAGTCGAAACAGCGAGCAATCAGATTTCCCAAACAGCCGCAGAGATCAAAAAAATTATGATGCAATCTGTCTTGGGCCATCAATCAGAAGCCGAATTTGCCGCCGCATTGAATACGGGAACGCTTCGACCTGATCAAATCAATTCATACGTCAACCAAAATTTAAGATCGTTTCACCGTACAGTTGAAAGCCAAATGGCAGAGGCTAACCCTCAAGAGCTTTATATATGGGACGGCCCACTAGACGACAGAACAAGCGACGAGTGCGCTCAGATGATAGCAGAGGGCGCTTTGACCTATGACGAATGGACTGCTAACTATTCCGCTTACTTAAACAGCGGGACTCATTATGGATGCCGACACACGTTGCAGGCATTTGTTCAGGCTGTGCAATTAGAGAACACTAAGAAAGCAAGGGAGGCTGAAGGCGTTGACTACTAAATATAAACCCCTAGCCGATATGGTCGCCCCTTCCATCAAAGACTGGAAAGGCGTTGGCGAAAACGCGAAAGTGTCGTTTCAGCAACGTATGCCTAAAGCGTATTCACATAAGAAATATTCTAAGAGCTACAAAGAGGCCAAGACTACAGGCCGCATCATGAGACCAACAGACCGCAAGACGGGTGAAGTGAAGAAAAAGGGCATTTCACAAGTTTCATTTTCAGCCACACCGGACCTCACTCTAACTGGAAATATGCTTAAAGAGATCACAGCAACGTCAACCGGAACCAGCGCAAAACTGGAGTTTCAAAATGGAGATAAAGTTGAATGGGCTGATAAGGGTAAAAAATACCCTATGTTTAAAGGTCAAGACCCTGCGAGTAAAGATGTTGACAAAGATATTGAGAAATATGTAAACGCGATGTACGGAAAGCGCGTAAAGAAACAGTCACAAAAGATTGTATATAAAATATGAGGGTATTATGCATTATGAAGTGATTTTTGACGAGAAAGAGGGATTTAACGACCGTGAGTATATCGGGACGCTTATCAGTATAGACGAAGAAAGGGAGCAGAGCCAAATCCTTCGATGCGGAACATCTGTAACCAAAATTCCTGATGCAGATATAGATGAGCTTCGGGATATTGCGAGAGGCGTTATTCTAGATACTATACACGACAAACTTTTAGACATGGCAAAACGTGTCATGCAGATTAGATAATATGAGGGCAATCCTTACCATGAAAGGAATATCATGAGCGATACACCAAAGGTTCCAGACACACCGCAAGTGCCTGATACACCACAGGGCGGCGAGTTAAGCCCCGAAGCAAAAGGACTTCTCCGAGACCTGCAAGCGCAGAGAGAGTCAAACAAAGCCCTGAAGGATCAGCTAGATGCTATCCAGACGGCAAACGATGAAGCCGAAACAGCACGATTAGCAGAGAACGAGGACTTCAAGGGTCTATTGGAAATTGCTAATGCGAAAGTCGCTGAATACGAGCCAGAGGTGTTAGAATCTAGGGCTTACAACGAAGCGAAGAAAGCGGCATTACTTGAGAAACTTGGAGATGATGCAGACGATTTCAAGGGGCTGGGTATTCCGGCTCTTGAGAAAGTTGTTGAAAAATTAACCAAATTGAACCCCCCGCCTAAAGACCCTGGAAACCCAGGAAGAACACCAAGCGGGAACTTTGGTGGTTACGAAACCAAGCTTGAACTAGCAGAAGCCGTAGCAAAAGGCGTACCTGGAGCGCGTGAAGCGTATGACAGGTTATAATCATGCTAACTCAATCAGAAATAAGCCAACTTCGCAGACACGCGAGGGATTCTGTCCAATCGGGAGCTTTAAATCTCAAGGGTGGACGGATATTATTGGAGGTCTTAGACCATTATGAAGCGTTTCCACCGGAGCGAATACAAGAACCTGCGACCAGCGACAAGTCTGCCAAACATGACTCTAAGAGAGGGTCATCGGGTAGAAGTCGCAGAGCATCGCGAAAGCGGTGAGCAGGTATTCGTTTTGGACAGATACGAGATCATAAGTTCAGAAGATGGATTCAGCCTTTCTACTGGGAAAAGTAAGATGCCGCCAACGTCAGGTTCATATAGACATAGGAGGTCTTAAATGGCCACAGCAGGCGATACCAGTTATTTTGCTGGAGCGTTAATCGCAGATATTATACCTGATGCAGTAGTAGCGTACTCGGATGCGGGTGTATCTTCAAAACTGGTTATGCACGAACATAGAGACCGTGCAGATACCATAAACGTAAACACTTGGAACTTAGGGACAAACACCCTTACTTCGGCTGACGTTGCTTCTCATACTGAAGCCGCCTCAACAAGTTCCATTTATCTCAACTCAGATAAGGTCACAATCACGCCCGCCGGTTACACGGTGCGTGTTGATGTGGGATCCTCTAGAGTCGACCTGCAGGCATGCAA